TCGGCCGATCAGGTGAAGTCAGTGACGGAACGGGAGTTCTTCGCCATCGACTACCACGAAGCACTAAACGCGGTCATCGCCGCGCAAACCATGTTCTCGACCTTGCCAAGCTCGATGCGAAATAGATTCAACAACGACCCCGGCGAATTCATCGCGTTCGTTGAGAACCCCGACAACCTGGAGGAGATGAACGAACTAGGTTTAACGAAACCTTTGCCTGGAGAACCGAGGAAGGATTCCAACCCAGCACCCTCGTCGCCTAACCCACAAGGCGATGCGGGAAGCCCTACACCAACGACTCTTGAGAGTCAAGCGCCAAACTAGGCGCTATGGACATTTACCCTACTTGATGTAAATGTCCTAGGTGACAGATATCACTAACTACAAAACCAGGAGAACCAAGCTATGCGCCGGAACAAAATGGGCAAAAAGCACTCGCGAAAGTTATTTCGCAAAACTGCTACCAGGGCACACCGAAAAAACGGGGCCTCCCCCATGCGGGGTGGCATACGATTATAAATGCCCTGCTACAAACCACTCCAAGGATACCGGGCCAAAATCCCGAACAAATCCGGAAAGCGGTCAATAGTGTTTAACCACAACGACGGGTACAAGGACTTGCCCGTCGAAGTCCCATGCGGAAGGTGTATCGGATGCCGATTAGAAAGGTCACGCCAATGGGCGGTACGGTGTCTCAATGAGGCGTCACTGCACGAGGATAACTGCTTCATTACGTTAACTTACGATGATGAGCACATACCCTCGGACAACAGCCTTAATAAAGAACACCACCAAAAATTCATGAAACGATTACGTTTCAAATATCGGCAAAAAAAAATACGATTCTTCCACTGTGGCGAGTACGGAGACGAAAGCGACCGTCCCCACTATCACACACTATTGTTCAACCACGACTTCGAGGATAAGGAACTGTATGCGGACCGCGAGAGCGGACGGCATTACGTCTCGGAGTCACTCAACAAACTATGGCCCTATGGTTTCTCAGTCATTGGTGATGTCACCTTCGAGAGCGCTGCGTACGTAGCGCGATACTGTTTAAAGAAAATAAACGGCGACGATGCGGAGGAGCATTACAAGTCTTTAAACCCCTACACAGGAGAGCTTACTCAGATAGAGCCCGAATACTGCAATATGTCCCTAAAACCGGGAATAGGCCAAGGATGGTTCTCACAGTTCGCCGAAGACATTTATCCAGACGACTTCCAGGTCGTGCGTGGACAGAAAATGAAACCACCAAAATATTACAACGGCCTACTGGAAAAGTTAGACGAAACGATGCATGAAGCGGTTCGATTGAAACGACTCGAATTCGCAAAGAAAAACTCATCTGAAAACACCCCCCAACGCTTGGCGGTCAGAGAAAAAGTCGCCAAAGCAAAATTAACAAAAGGTAGAAATCTATGAAAATCCAAATGTACAGCGTCTACGATACCGCAGCCCTTGCTTACACGCTGCCCTGGTACTTGCACCGTCGGGAGCAAGCGATACGGACGTTCAGCAATATGTGCAAGGACCCCGAACATCAATACAACAAAAACCCGGAGGATTTCACTCTGTACTATCTCGGCGAGTACGACGATGAGAACGGAAACATCGAGATGATGGACAGACCAGAGGCCCTGCTAAAAGGAGTAGACGTAAAATGAAATCAGTAATGAATCACAGCTTCTCCCGCGTCCCCGCGGTAGACATTCCACGGTCGAGCTTCGACCGCACCCACGGGTACAAGACGACATTCGACGCTGGTTACCTCGTCCCGTTCCTGGTCGACGAAGCCCTACCAGGTGATACGTTCAGTGTCAACGCTCATGCGTTCGCCAGGTTGGCGACCCCCATCTTCCCAATCATGGATAACATGTTCATGGACAGCTTTTTCTTCGCTGTCCCGCTACGGTTGGTGTGGGACAACTTCCAAAAATTCAACGGTGAGCAAACCGACCCAGGCGACTCCACGGACTTCACCGTCCCCATAATGACCAGCCCTGGCGGTGGCTATGCCAACGAGTCGCTATCAGACTATCTAGGTCTGCCGACCCAGGTGGCCGGGCTCGAACACTCAACGCTCTACCACCGCGCTTACAACCTGATATACAACGAATGGTTCAGGGACCAGAACCTGCAAGACTCTATCGTCGTTGACAAAGACGACGGACCGGATGACCCGGCCGATTACGTTCTTCTCCGACGCGGCAAGCGTCATGACTATTTTACCTCGGCCCTCCCCTGGGCCCAGAAAGGTGAATCCGTTAGCCTCCCGTTGGGCACGTACGCCCCTGTGAAGGGGGTCGGCACAACTCCAACCCACACCTATGCTTCCACTGCTATCCGCGAGACGAACGGCATCGCGGCAGCCACTAAGAACGTGAGCACCACCGTCGGCCTGGTCGAAGACCCAAACAACACCGGGTATCCCGAGGTCTACGCGAAACTCGATGACGCCACGGCGGCGACCATCAATGAACTTCGCCAGGCATTCCAGATACAAAAACTGCTCGAGCGCGACGCGCGCGGAGGTACACGTTACATTGAAATCATCAAGGCACACTTCGGCGTCACTTCTCCAGATGCTCGGCTCCAAAGACCCGAATACCTGGGCGGAGGTTCGACGCCTATCAACATATCGCCCGTCTCCCAAACTTCCTCTACAGACGGAACAACTCCACAAGGTAACCTCGCTGCCATCGGCACCACATCGTTCAGCGGTCACGGCTTTACGAAAAGCTTTACTGAACACTGCATCATTATTGGCATCGTTAATGTACGTGCTGATCTTAATTATCAGCAGGGTCTTAATCGCATGTTCAGCCGCAGCACTCGTTACGATTATTATTGGCCTGCTCTGGCTCACATCGGCGAACAATCCATTTTGAATAAGGAGATATACGCAGATGCCTCAAGTAACGATGAGGATGTATTTGGTTACCAAGAACGGTACGCGGAGTACCGATACAAACCATCACAAATCACCGGAAAATTCCGGAGCAACGATGCCGCTACTCTCGACTCCTGGCACCTCGCCCAGGACTTCGGCTCGTTGCCGGCCCTCAATGCAACGTTCATCGTTGATAACCCACCTGTCGATAGAGTGATAGCGGTAGAGACCGAACCTCACTTCCTCTTCGACTCATACATTCAGATGCGATGCGCAAGGCCAATGCCGATGTTCGGCGTACCCGGCCTCATCGACCATTTCTAATGGGATTCTTTTCATCAATCGGAAAGATTGTCGGTGTCGCTAACGACTTCCTCGGGTCGCCTCTCGGCGACCTCGGGAGTTCGGTGGTAACCGGCGCACTATCATCCAAGGGCGCGGCTGAAGCTAATGAAGCCAACATCGCCAACGCTCGTGAAACCAGGGAGTTCAACGCGGAGGAAGCTCAAAAAAATCGAGACTTCCAAGCAACCTATTACGACAAATCAAAAAACCTGGCGTTAGGCCAGGTCCACCAGGCCAGGCTATTTAGCCGTAAGGAGCGGCAACAGGCACAAAAATTCTCAGAGCGAATGTCAAGCTCTGCGCACCAACGTCAGGTGCAAGACCTAAAAAAAGCGGGGCTCAACCCTATACTGTCGGCGAAGTACGGCGGCGCCTCGTCGCCACCTGGACAACAAGCGTCGCCAGGGGCGAACGCATCCGTCAGCCAACCAAGCGGTAACGCCGCGTCTGCCAGCAACCCCGCTGCCATCATCGACGAAATAACACCGGCGTTACACGCCGCTAATCAAGTACGGCGCACGTCGGCAGACGTGAGAAAAATCAGC